AATACTCAATTAAGATCCAGTGGTGTATATTGGTATGGAGTAGTAAAAAAACTACTTGTAAATCAATCCAAAAAATAGTATAATAATTGAATGCTAATAGGAATAGTAGGACTGATAAGTTCCGGAAAAGGCACTGTTGCAGACAGGCTAGTGGAAAAACATGGTTATCAAAAGGATAGTTTTGCCAAAAGTTTGAAGGACGCAGTTGCATCGATGTTCAACTGGGATAGGAGTATGCTAGAAGGTGATTCAGAATCAAGTAGACACTGGCGTGAACAGCCAGATAAATTTTGGAGTGAAAAATTCGGAAAGCCTATTACACCCAGATGGGTATTGCAATATTTTGGCACAGAAGTGATGCGTGGAAACATGTATGATGCTATATGGGTTGATAGTTGCATGGGTAGATACAAGGGACAAAATACTGTAATTGCAGACACAAGATTCCCCAACGAAGTTAAGGAAATACGAGCCCACGGTGGCAAAATTATACTTGTAAAGAGGGGACAGGATCCTGACTGGTTTGTTAATTATGTAGAAGGTAACATTGAACCAAAAAACATACATTCTTCTGAATATGCATGGGCCAAAGAAGAGTTTGATTTCGTGATAGAAAACAACGGCGACAAGCAAGATTTATATAAAAAAATTGACAGTTTAATCGTCGGCAACAAGATCGCCCACACGCCAGCCAAGACGTCTGACCCCCTGCAACCTTTGGCAATTGGCGCAAACAGTTTTTAAGTTAGAAGCTATCGTATTACGTAAGTTCCCATCCACAAATAATACATCCAATTGTACGCTATGTTGTGATTTGAATCCACACAATTCGCAACGATTACGTTTTTTGTAACCCGACCTCTGTAGTGCGGTCACTCCACCTATACGTTTTTTTGATTTTTTCCTAATACAAGTATCGCACAACCTACGCCAATATATTTTGTTACGTTTCTTGTAGGCATATGCCCGAGGCTTGGCCCTACATTCTTGGCATAAAGGTCTCAGTGTTTTGTTCATATAAGCTATTTACGTCGCCTATATAGGTACCAAAAAATGGTAAGTTTTGTCGTAAAATCCATATGATTGAATAAATACTTTCAGTAATACGTAAAACTTGCAAGGAGAACACGTAAATGGCAAATTTAACATCACCAGGAGTAGAGGTAAGCGTAATAAACGAAAGTTTTTATGTACCATCGGATGCGGGTACAACACCTCTGTTTATAGTAGCATCTAGCTCGAACAAAACAGACGGAGCAGGTGTAGGCACAGCATCAGGTACAACAAGTGCTAATGCAAACACAGTAACTTTAATTTCGTCTCAGAGAGAATTAACAGAAACATTTGGAGATCCAAAATTTTACACGGATGCATCTAACAATCCAATACACGGTTATGAATTAAACGAATATGGATTACAAGCGGCATATTCATTTTTGGGTGTGGCAAACAGAGCATTTATTTTAAGAGTAAACATTGACACTTCAGAATTAATTGGAAGTGCTAATCCTCCAACAGCAAGACCTACAGATGGAACTTACTGGTTTGACCTTGCATCAAGCAGTTATGGTTTATTTGAATGGTCACAAACAGATCAAAAATTTACAGCAAAAACACCAACATTGATTACTTCAGTTTCCGACCTGGTAGGAAACAGTTCAACTGGTGTACCAAAAACAAACATCGGTTCACAGGGTGACTATGCAATCAACACAACACACGTGTCTAACAAGATTTACAAAAAATCTTCTAGCAATACTTGGGTAAACGTTGGTTCAAGTGCTTGGCACCTAACATTACCTGTAAAAACAGTTGCAAGTGGCACAACAGTGACTGGCTCGGCTACCATGCAGATTAATGGTATTACAGTCACGACAGGTGGCACAGCATTATCAGATGTTAACACGGCAATCAACAATGCAAACATTCCTGGAGTAAGTTCAAGCATTAACACAACTACAAGTGCTTTAGAAATATTCCATAACGGTTTAGGATTTGGAGATTCATCAGCAGGATTCAACACAATCAGGTTTGAAGAAGGTTCTGGATTATTGGCGGAATTGGGAATATCGGCAGGCACTAACAATGGCCCGAAATTTTTACAAGCGGCACACACTAGCAGACCAACTTGGAAAACAGCAGACGAGGACAGACCTAACGGATCAGTTTGGTTTAAAACTACTTCGGCAAATTCAGGTGCAAATATTATAGTGAAATTATATAATGCATCAAGTGGATCATTTTCAACAGTATCTGCACCATTACATGCAACGCATCATCAAGCAATTTTCAAATTAGATCCATCGACTGGTGGAACTGGACTAAGTGTTGGTGACTTGTATACACAATTCAATATCACTGAACAGTCAGTTGATGGACAATCAGATACTACACCAAATGTAGGTGACTTCCAAACTTTCAGATATGAAGGCGGCGAGACTGTTATTAGATCGAAAACTACTTTCCCAAGTTTCACAGCAAACGAAACATTCACTGTTAGAGAATCATTAAAAAATCAAGAAGCATTAGATACTGCTAAAACAGTAACAATGACATCAGGTGATGGTTCAACACTAGGTGATGCGGAAGATTTTGTCACAGCGTTTGCGGCGGCAGGCTTTACAAATCTAGTAGCATCAATCATCACTACAGGTGAGTTCACAGGTGCAATTGAAATTAAACACAAATTAGGTGGTGAGTTTAGAATGAATAATACGTCAGGAACTCCACTTGATGATGCAGGTTTCGGCACAAGTGTTGCTCATGCTTATGGAACTTTTACTGCAAACAGCACGACTTTAATTGACAATTTATATGTAACTCCGACTGGTGATTCCGAAGACTCAACAGTGGGTAACGAAGTAATGGCAAGTAACTGGAAAAGATTAAGTTACACTGCGTCACTAAGTGCTCCAACAAATGAGCCGGCAGATGGTGCACTATGGTACGACACTTCGATTGATGAAGCAGACATCATGGCACACAACGGAACAACTTTTGTTGGATACAAAACAGCATATTCAACAACTGATCCAAATGGTCCGCAGTTTAGTGCAACAGCACCTACAACACAATCAGATGGAACACCACTTGTTAATAATGACTTATGGATTGACACTAGTGATTTGGAAAATTATCCAAAACTTTACAGATATAATACAGCGGCAACAATTAGTTCTACAAACACAGCAAACCAGGTAGCAGTTACAACTACTGGGGCGGCATTTGAACTGATTGACAAAACAGACCAAACAACAGAAGACGGTATTGTTTTTGCGGATGCAAGATGGCAGACTTCAACTGAAAAGAATGCCAACAACAGCACTGGAGCTGGTGATGGAAGTTCAATCAAAGACTTATTGTCAGATGATTTTTTAGATCCGGATGCCCCAGATCCAGTATTATTCCCACAAGGAATATTGTTATGGAACACAAGACGTTCAGGATACAATGTTAAAGAATACAAAAATAATTACATAACAGAAACAAAATATCCAAGTTCAGGAAGTTCAGGACTAGGAAACATTAGATTCAATAATGAGTCAGTCGGCGGTTACTTCCCAGACAGATGGGTAACAAAATCAGCTAACAACTCTGATGGCTCAGGATGTTTTGGGAGAAAATCACAGAGAAAAGTAATTGTACAACAATTAAAGTCTGAGATTGACACTAACCAAGCTCTAAGAGAAGATCAAAGAGGTTACAACATTATTACTTGTCCTGGATATCCAGAACTGATTCAGAACATGATTAACTTAAACACCGACAGAAACAACACAGCATTTGTTGTTGGTGATACACCATTAAGGTTAGAAGGCACTGCAACAAGCATACAAAACTTTGCTAACAACACAGCAGGTGTGACAGATAACGGTGAAGACGGATTAGTAAGTTCAAGTGATTTCTTAGGAGTGTTTTATCCATCAGGATTAACAACAGACAACAGTGGAAATTCAATTGTTGTTCCGCCTTCACACATGATAACAAGAGTGTTGGCTAACAACGACAATGTTGCGTTCCCATGGTTCGCACCAGCAGGAACTAGACGTGGAGTAGTTGATAATGCTACATCCGTAGGACACATTGATGCATCCTCTGGAGAATTCAAAGCAATATCTGTAACGGAGTCAGTGAGAGATTCAATGCACGAAGTTCAAATCAACCCTATAACATTTTTCTCAGGCGCAGGAATTGTTAACTTTGGTAACCTAACCAAAACAACGGCAACTTCCGCACTAGACAGAATAAATGTGTCAAGATTAGCGGTGTTCCTAAGAACACAACTAGATGCTATTGCTAAACCATTTATCTTTGAACCAAATGACGAATTGACAAGAAACGAGATTAAAGGAGCGGTCGAGTCATTCTTGTTAGAACTGGTTGGACAAAGAGCATTGTTTGACTTCTTGGTAGTATGTGACGATACAAACAACACTGCTACTAGAATAGACAGAAACGAACTTTATGTGGATATCGCGATTGAACCTGTGAAATCGGTTGAATTTATCTACATACCATTAAGAATCAAAAACACAGGAGAAATTGCAAAATTGGGGAACTAATTTTGAATAAATAGGAGAAACAGATGGCAATATCAACTTTATCAAAATTTACAGTACCTTTAGCAAACGATCAAAGTTCAGCATCACAAGGCTTGTTGATGCCAAAACTACAATATCGTTTCAGAGCGATACTGGAAAATTTTGGAGTATCAACACCTAGATCAGAATTGACAAAACAGGTGATGGACATAACAAGACCTAACTTGACATTTGATCAAGTTACACTAGACGTATACAACTCAAGAGTATATGTTGCAGGCAAACACACTTGGGAACCAATCACAATCACTTTGAGAGATGATGTAAACAACTCAGTATCAAAACTGGTTGGTGAACAGATTCAAAAACAATTTGATTTCTTTGAGCAGTCAAGTGCGGCTTCCGGAATAGATTACAAATTCACAGGAAGAATTGAAATGTTAGACGGTGGTAACGGAGCAAGTGCACCAACTGTTCTAGAAACATTTGAATTATATGGTGCGTATGTAGAGAATGTAAACTACAATGCGTTAGCATACAACACATCAGAACCTGCTACAATAACATTGTCAGTAAGATACGACAACGCAATACAAACACCACAAGGCACAGGAATAGGAACTGCGGTTGCAAGAACTATTGGTACTTTAAGTACTGGTGGTGGTGCGTAATTTTCGTAAGCATTTATAACAAAGAAAGCGTCTTTATAGGCGCTTTTTTTGTGGCTATAAATAACACGTATGCCAAAAATTAACGATTACTTACAGGGTTTCCAAAACGGCCTGCCAGGCATGAAAGATTATCGACATGCCTCTCGATTATACATTGACGACAACTTCAAACTTCTGCCAAAGCAAAAGT